CTTAAAGACGTTAAACGTTATTACCTTTGAAAACGAGTTGAACTAAAGAAATAGTCCAATAGAAGATTTTTCTCTTTACTTTTTCAGGTAGTAATACCGGGAATTGTAAGGTGATCAACCCTCTAGTAATTAGTGGTAGACTGGTCTTATCAAATGATAAGACATCGGACCATTAGTTATCTGGACTATTTTGCAAACCCTCTTCGTTTGAAGATGCGTCGCTATAGTAGAACCGAGTAACTAAAGCATTCCAGTGATCTTCCGGATAAATTACTTCCAGAAGAACTGATAATGCCCAAATCTCATAGTATGCTAAAGTGATCTGACTATAAGTCATTTCAACTGTAGGGATTAAATTCTCTCCTTCATGAAGTGAACCAATTAAGAAGTCATGAATTACTGTTAAGTAATCATAATCTTCAGAAAGGTCATTCAGAGGATGGAATTTAACTTCAGAGACAGGTTTAGGAACTAATTCTATTTTCTGTTGTTCAAATCTATCGATTTCTTTATTTAAAAAGATTAAATCGGATAGAGATGAAACATTAATAGTGTTTAGATCCTTAAGACTGTGTTCTCGTGGTCCTTCTAAGTCAAAGAAATCCATTGGATTCTGTCCTGGAACTAACCCTTTAAATGGGGAAGCTAAAGGACTAGCCAAATGAGAAACTAATACTCTTAATTCATTAATAGTATAAAATCCAGATAAATCTTGGATTAATGAACCATTAGAGTTGAAATTCATAGTTGCATGCCCTGAAGATAGATTACCAAATCTATTTAAAGGAGTGAAACTAGGATTAAACCCTAAACTAGCTGACATATATCCCTTATTAGGGGATTGTGAAAAGCTAGGTTGGCTCATATCTATATGAAGATAAAAGTTATTAGATTTCTGTCTTAGGATAGGTTCATCTGAACCTTGATGACCTAAGATAATGGCTAAGTAAAGTCTATCTAATGAAATTAGGTTCGATGAACCATTTTCATTTTTTGACAATACTATCCAAGTGGCATGTTGTGTATATTCTTTAACTCTATTCAATGTTTCCGTTCTAAAGATCGGAACCATTGTTAATAAAGTACAATTGAATTCTACAACGTACTCTGACCAAATCGCCTGTGAGAACAGAGTTTTATGTTCGGTATTATAGGACGTAAGTCCTTTGAAGTAAATTTTATTTACAACAGAATATAATATTCGAACAAACTCTTCTGAATAGCTCATACCAGAACCAAATGGAACTTTAGAGAACTTTTTCATTAGAAATAATAAAAAGTACGTATCTATCAAACTGACTTTCTTATCGGTCATCCCTTTGAAAAATAGGGATAACAACATATAAGACTGTCGGATTGATGGATTCTCTCCATAGAACTGGGAAAGTATTGAGATTGCTGTTGAAGTTTGAGCAGTACCCCTTCGGGTAACTCTCTCAACAATAGCAGCTCTCTGTGCGAAAGGGGCAGATGAAAGTATATCTTTAAAAGATATAGCACTTACATCTTTACCATGGTGAATAGTTCTCTTAGCCAATTCTAAAGTTAAACCTTTAGAGTCGATAACAGACTTCTTCACATTAATGGCAACCCCTAATTCGGACATTACTTCCAAGTATTTCATGGCAAG